GATTTTGCAGGAAAGTGGAATTACATTCATCAAAAAGCCCAAGTTTGACATCGACACGAACTTAGCTCGGAAACGCTTCTTACGTGGCGAAAGTTTGAGCAAAATCGCCGCCGATTTTGGAGTGGTGACCCAAACACTTATCAACTACATGCGACGGGATGGGATCGACACGGTTGCTCTCAGAACGAGTGTGGCTGCAAAGACACAGAACAAACCATCGGAGAATATTTCAAAAGAAGTCGCTTGACGACACCCGGCGCTGATGCGTAAGCAAGCGTCACCGAGACCGAACGACTCGGGAAAGAAGAGAGCCGGTTGAGAACCCAGTGTGCCCCTCCACTACCTCGGTTCTCCCGGCTCTCTTCCTAACAAATTCAGAGGTAACATCGGGCTCAGAAGTAAAAAAGACTTAGCTTGAAGGTAAAGTCGACGATTCCCCATTGGAGGTTCGAATCCTTCTCCCGCCACCATCCTTGCCTTGTCGCATCATCAACTCACGTGTCAAGAGCGTGTTCGATTGCAATCAAAAGGCAGGGCAAGGTTGATGGCGGGATGCTGGAACGGTAGGCATCTATTCAATGATGTGGGAATAAATCTGAAACTATCCCGAAAGCTGAGAACAACCCGTCTCGGTTATATCAATCGGAGGACTTGATCCCATAGAAACGCAAGTTCGAATCTTGCCTCGGACTCCAAATGTATGTCCGAGTGGTGTAGCGGAAGCACAATCTGAGTAAAAACTAAACGTTCTCCTTAAACGTCGATAACCGAGAACTAGACAACTTGACTTTTTATGAGTCAAAGACCCTCGGAGAGGGATATTCTCCGAGGGTCGCTTTGCTTTGTGATTTTGATAAATACTTTGATTACATCAATCGAGGTATTCCATGAAGTCTTTCGGTGAATTTCTCCAAAAGAAACATCCGCATAATGGCAACTTAGTCGAAGCTCAACAACTCGACGAAAGTGCAAAGAGGAATCTGCGCAAATTTCTTGCCAGATTGAAGAGAAGCTTCTTTGCTCGGTATAAAGAACCACATTCCAAAGCCACAATAAAGCCTTGGGGTAAGCTGTAATCAATAAGTAAACTGACCAAATGGAGAGTTTCGTGCACGAGTTTCTTTCAAAATTACAAGACAAAATCGCCGAACCCGAAGTTCAGAACAATGAGCTTCCCGACGATCATCATCAACATGCTCTGAAGCTGGCAGACGAACACAAGCTGCACAAAGACATTCTCGACGACCCAAACCACGAAAAGACCTTTGCAGGGCATCTATCCAGGCAGTATATTGAACGCGTCGAAAACGACTTACGGGCACTTGTGAACGCAACTGAGCACCCTGAAGCTCTTGGCGTCATCGCTGGCTTGCCTTCGACCTCTGCCGCTGCCGCGAAGGATAAGCTCGCCCAAATCAACGACCCCGATGCCTTGCACGTCGAATCCAAGAAAAGCGAGCGTGACGCCATGGACTCGGTTCGATACGCGGAAGAGATGAAGGAAAAGAAAGCCCGAGGAATGAAAGCGTTTGGGCATCTCGTCAAACAGACCAATGCCGCGCCAGCTAAGCCAACGTCGATGCCACAAGCGGGTATGAGTGCAGCCGACAAACAGCAACGCATTGCCCGATTCTCGGCTATTCTCAGGAAACAGTAATATGCAGAGCTTCCGAGCGTTTCTTTCCGAACATTTCGTTTTGCTTGAAAACAAAATCAAGTTCTTTGCCAATCGGGAAAGGATGCCGGAAGCTCATATTCAGACTTTGGCTAATATAGACCCAAATCCAAAGAAGAAAAACTTGGGTTGGCTCGTCAATCAACACAGAGCCATTCTCCCGAGGCGATCTCGACATGCACGCAGCAGCATTGCAGCGCATGGAGACGATGAAAGTCGCCCATCCCAAATCAGCCGCTCATATCGGCGATATCATGCAGATCAAGAATGTCGGGCATTTGCACGCGAAAATGGACGATTGGGACCACAGTCAAGTACCGAAAGCCCAACAAGAAAAATGGGGCGAGAAAGTCTTCGACCACGACGATCATCACATTTATCATCTGACAAATTTGACCCATTGCGAAAATCACGGTGAAGGTTCGGAATGGTGCACTCGAATCAAAGACGGAGTGCACCAAAAACATTACTTGCGTGATGGCGATCTCTACGTTCACTATCCCCCTGATACCGCGAAACCGGGCGAGAAGGACCATTCTCCATCCGGAAAACGATTTCAGTTTTGGATTCCTCACAAGACCTCTCACGAAGCTGAATTGCAAGATGTCAGTAACCGATCAGTAGACGCCGAGCCACACGAAGAACGTCATCCGGAACTAGCCCATTCGCCGCATTGGAATGAGTTCAGAGAAAACATCAACCCGGTCAGAAAGCTCGTTCACGGGGATCGATACGATCGTATCGAAGCGATCAAAAATCATTTTGCGCATCACGAAGACTTTGGTCAGCATTTGTGGGATAAAGGTCAAGACACAGATGTCCACAAAGCCATTATCAACCTTTCCTATGAATCGAGAGACTCGGACGAAATCGAATCAACCGAAAAACACTTCCGGAAATTCAACGATTCCGAACTGCATTACCGCATGGCAGAAAAAACGCCATTGGCGTCCACCGCAAAATACATCCACGATCACGCCTCGAAAGTCGGTGATTGGGATTCGTTGGATCAATTGTCCCGAAACAAGAACTGGCATTCGTCGAAAAATGGTGTAAATTCCTCGGAAGACCAAGCTCATGTCGCTCGTGGATTGGCGATGCACGAAGACGACGGAATTCGGGCAAATGTTCTCAAGTCGGCTAACAGAAACACCTTTCTGCATGCTGCGTCAGGCTTCATTGAACATGCGAAAGATAACCATCACAAGGCAGATTTCTATAACAACAGCAACACCTATATCCATCTAGGCAGCAAGCTTCACGAAATGCGATTTCTCGGGCACGACGGCGCTAGTGATCTCTTTCGACAAATGCATAACCATCCGGTTGAAGGAATCAGAGCCGAATACGTCAAGCACAATTTAGAGGACGCTCGCGCCAATCCACATCTGAAACACGACCAAAGCCCATCGGTGCAGGAAGCCTTGCGTTGGGATGATGCCGATTATCTCCATACTCAAGACAATGTGCATGCGCGCGTTCAAGCGGCAAAGGTCGGAAACGACAAGCATCATGCCATTTTGATGAACGACGAGTCACATCGAGTTCGAAGCGAGACCTTCAAATCAGGAAGCACCGCTATCAAGGTTGCCATACATTCTGATTGGAAAAATCAGCCGCAAGAAACCCGCGAGTCAATGGTCAAACATATACAAGAAATGCCAGAAGCACATCGCAAAGACCTTACGCATGCCTTATACGCAACTGGCAAAACTAACAACATCAGAACTGCCGTTCTGTTTGGAGATCACGAAATACATCGCCAAGCCATTCACCATCCAGACTCGGAAATTCGCCACGATGTCATATCATCCACGACAGATCGGGAAACTCTCAAACATGCAGCAGATCACGATCCGAGTGATACCTTAAAGGCGGTTGCGAGAAGTAAGCTAACAAATCTCGATAAATAAGGAGTTTCCATGCTTGGGTTTGTTTCATTTATCAAAGAAAGTCTAATTCTTCTCGAAAACAAAATCAAATTTTTCGCCCAACAAGCGAAGATGCCGGAAGAACACGTCGAGCAATTAGCGAAAACCGACCCAAACCCGAAGCGTAAAAATCTCGGTTGGCTCGTCAAACAACATAAAGACGGCAACATTCGCTCTGATATGCTTGATACATTTCATCCCGACGACATCAAAAGTCATCACGAAACCTTGACTCATTTCGAGAATATCAAGAAAGACGAACCACAGTCTGCCAAACATATTGGCGACGTAATGAAATACAAAAACCGCGAAGAGCTACATGGCGCGGTCGATGATTATATCAACAACCATTCCAAAGCCAATCATTTGGAAAAATGGGGAGAGAAAGTCTTCGACGAAGATGGGCACCACATCTATCATTTGTCCAAGTCATCTCATTGCGAAAACCATGGCGACGGTTCTGAATGGTGCACGCGCATTAAAGACGGAAACTATCAAAAGCACTATCAGGAAAATGGCAATCTTTATGTTCATTATCCAAAAGGATCATCGAAACCCGGCGAAAAGGATCATGATCATGATTCAGAAAGGTATCAATTTTGGATTCCCGACGAGCCATCCGAAAATCATCCAGCCGAATTGATGAATCTACAGAACCACCCCGTCGAACCCGACGAGCACGGTTCGGAACACCCCGTTCTGAATAAATCCGACCATTGGCAACGGTTCAAAGAAGCCCATAAGAATTCAGTCGATCATTACGAGGGCTCTGAAGATCATATTCATGAACTCGTTCATAGCGACGATTCATACGATAGACGATTTGCAGTTTCGGAATATGGTGCCCACCACGAGCACAATCATCTCTATTACGACGATGACGAAGATGTTCGCAAGGAAATTATCACTCACAACGCCCGAAACAACAATAACAATGATTCCATATATCACTTCGCGCAAGACCATTCAAGTGAAGTTCGCGAGCATTTGATAAACCATTTGACTAACCATCAACATATTCGAATGATGCATGGTCAAATTCCCAAACACGGCGAAGACGATTGGGATGGTGACGAAACCGATCATCATGAGAATCCCTTATATCACGACGACATGCACGCGATTGCAAAAAACAGAAACACTCCAAGAGACGTTCATGAATCGATGATCAAGAACGAGCATGGCTTTGATGATCACGATTCCGCAGTGCTAAGGCAATCTATTGCTGAGAATTATCATGCTCATAACAAATACGGTTCCACAAGCGAAATTCCAGATTCTACACTCATACATCAGATCATGGATCATCCAAAAAACACGTTGAGAACATATCACGCTGTTGCAGAGCACGCCCTACGTCCGAATGCTGATCAGTCATTGGTAACCCGATTGGTAAACCATGAAGACCCAAATGCAAGACATGCGGCGGCGGAATGGCATGGCTCCAAGCCGGAAGTCTTCAACGCATTGAAGAATGACGGTAGCCCGCGCGTCCAAGAAAGACTCGCTCACCATCATCCCGAACATTTCATTCATTCAACCAATGGCGCTATACAAACAACAGTTTTCGGACGACTGCCCTATGAACATCCAATGCGAAGTGTGCTGTTGGATAAGTTCGGCGACAGCTCTGACCCGGATCACCATGAATTGGTTGCGAAGTTTGGCTCCGCAAAACAAATTTCCAAACCAAATATTCTCAATTCAAAAAGCGAGCATGTCGATTCTTGGATAAATCGGAGACTTCAAAACGAAAATGACGAACTCCACCACGATGAAAATTTCCATAAGGCATTGACTGCTTCAACTAATCCAGATGTAAGAGAAACCGCCGCGATTCATGCCAAAAGTCCTGAAGCTCTACATTCTATGAAAGATGATTCGCATATAAAGGTCGCACTAAATGTGATCGGAAATCCGCATGTCGGGCATGATACCATCGTTCATATGGCGGAACATCATCCAGAAAAGGAAGCAATTGGTAGGAAAATCAAAAGAATGATCGAACAACCAAGTTATGGAGACGACCACATTTCGCATGACATGGAACTTCATGCCAAATTAGCTCATACCAACAACGAAAATGTTCTCGGAGCTATTGCAGGATCGTCCAAAAGTCAGGAAGCATTGCACACACTCGCCTCACGTAAGATGTACGGATGGAGCATTGTCTCCAATCCACATACATCCCATGAACTACTGAACCACTATGCTAACCATCACAATGCTGATATGCGCGACCGCGCCAACGAAGAAATCAAGAAAAGACAACAAACATGAGTGCCTTAGACAAATCCCCTATCAATCCGAATTATCTTTCCGCTGGTGGTTTCAAAGTCCTAATCGATCGAGCGCCGGAATTAGATTTCTTTGCCCAAAAAGTCAATATTCCCGATCTGTCAATTGCGCCCACCGGGCAACCCAATCCGTTCGTTGTCATTCCGCATTCTGGCGACCACATCGACTATGATCCCTTGTCAATTACGTTCAAGGTCGATGAAGACATGAGAAATTGGTTAGCCATGCACAATTGGATCAAAGGACTTGGCTTTCCCAACGAATATAGAGAATACCGTGAATTGAAAACTTCAGCCACATTAGGGCGAAGTGGAATTGAATCTGACATCAAAGTCTTTCTATTGACAAGTCACCGTAATCCAAACATTGAAGTGACCTTCCGCAACGCTTTCCCAATCCACCTATCGGGCTTGGACTTCGACAGCACTTTGACTGACGTTGAGTATTTGCAAAGCACTGTGTCTTTCAAGTATGTCTCTTACGCAATCGAAACCCGCCCCTTCTGAGCCCTCTTGACGCTCGCGGCGAGCGTATGCTTATCAAGGCTCTATGAGGAACAGAGCCAATGAAGCTTGAAGACATCGAGGCGCAGTGGCAGATGGATTCGAAGATCGACATCTACGATCTGAGCGAAGCCAGCGCGAACTCGCCCCACTTACATGCCAAATACAGCCAAATTTTGAACGCCGAGCGGCGTGTGCTGATTGCCATGGAGCGTGACTTCAAACGGTCGAAACTTGCCATGCGGCAATTCATGATCAACCCGGCGCCAAACAGTAACCCAAAAGGTTTCCTATCGAAGACTCCGAAATCACAACGCATCCTCAAATCCGATTTCGATCATCTCATTGACGGCGATGAAGTGATCACGCAAGAAGAAGCCAAGCTCAACCTACAAAGAGCTAAAGTGGAATATCTCGAAGGAATCATGTGGCAAATCAAAGACCGCAAAGACATCATCCGAAACATCATCTCAAATCGTCGTTTAGAACAGGGGGATTGACATGTCTGATAAACGGGGAGAAGCCCTTTACGAACAATTCGGACCCGGAACATATGGATGTCACGAAGCTCTACACACGACATCCATTTTAGTGCAACTTACCTGCGATCTATCCGAACACGAATCAATCAAACTCAATCCGGCTTGGAAATCCCAAATTGACGAAATCGTTCAAGCCTTACTTCTTTTGTACCAAAACATCGGAGCAGAACACTTACCCGATTTCCCGGAGGAATAGCATCAAATGGCTGATACAGACAAACCGAGACAGTCGCAGACGACGAAATATTCGTGTTGGACACGCTCGGATATTATGGCATCCGCAATCAAATGAGGGACAATAAATATCTCTATGAACCTCTCCATAGAGATATTGAACGAAACATACATCAGAATATCGTGCGAAACTGGCATTGCTTACGAACTGAGCGATGCCTTCTCGTTCATTGTCCCCGACTATCGGTTCACGCCCGCTTTCAAGATGGGTCGCTGGGACGGACGCTTGCGCCTATTCAATCTTCGTGATCGCACGATCTACGCGGGATTGCTTCCCAAAATCCTCGAATTTGCCAAGGATCGAGACTACACCGTCAGTGGCTATCTTGGACCAGAAACAAAATCGCCAGAAACGGCTCAAATCGAGGCATGGGCGGCAACTTTGCAGTTGCCCGGCATCATCCCTCGTGATTATCAAATCGCCGCTGTACGAGCTTGTATAGCGCAAGAGCGCGCCATCATCCTTTCCTCTACCGGCAGTGGAAAATCACTCAGCATCTACCTTACGTTGCAATGGTTCAAGAAACGAACTCTCGTTATTGTGCCTACGCTTGGGCTCATTCAGCAAATGAAATCGGATTTCATCTCCTATGGATGTGATGGGTCGATTCAAACCATATCGGGCGGCGAAAGCAAGGATGTCGATTCAGACATCGTGATCGGCACGTGGCAAAGCCTCTTTCGCTTGAAGAAAAACTGGTTTCGCCAATTTGAAGTCGTCATTGTAGACGAAGTGCATTTGGCAACAGCCAAATCATTGGTTTCCATAATGGAGAAAATAGATCACTGTAAATATCGCTTCGGTTACTCAGGAACACTCGACGACAGCAAATCAAATCAAATGACGCTCGAAGGATTGTTCGGTTCGATCACAACTGTTGCGACGACTTCCGATCTCATGGAGCGAGAAATCCTTGCGACGTTGGATATTCAGGCGCTCGTTTGTAAATACACAGACGCCGAACGCAAGACCAAACGCAAATACGAAGACGAGATCGAATTCTTGATCAGCCACCCCAAACGCAACGCCTTGATCCGCCAATTGGTTACAAAACTAGATGGTAATGTTTTAGTGCTGTTCCAATTCGTCGAGAAACACGGCAAGATACTTTACGACTTGATAAAACAATCAACAAACCGTCCGGTTTACTATATCTCAGGCGATATCAAAGCCGACGAGCGAGAGCGCATTCGCAAAGAGATTGACCAATTAGATAACGCCATTCTAGTTGCCTCTGTCGGAACTTCCGCGACCGGCATAAACCTCGTGTCGCTTCGGCATGTGGTGTTTACGTCGCCGTCCAAAGCCAAAATTCGCACCTTGCAAGCCATCGGGCGAAGCCTAAGACGATCTAAATACAAGACCAAGGCGACCCTTTGGGATTTGGCAGACGACCTATCTTGGAAGTCCAGAAAAAACCACACTTTGAAACATTTCATGGAACGCATCAAGATATACGCCCGTGAACAATTCCAATACCGAGTTAGAAATATAACCTTGTGAGGATTTCAATGTCAGAACAAGAAGATACCCGTCACTTCAGAATGATCAATTCCGAAGAAGTCATTGCGGAAGTTATTGCCGAAACCGACCATTCCTTCATTGTGCGAAATCCGTACATGGTCATTGAATTGGAAACATCAGTATCTTTAGCAAAGTATGTTCCGTTTTCTGCAAATCAAAGCATCGAGTTGAAGAAATCCCACATCATCACATCGACAGAACTGCACGAAGAAATGATTCGCTACTACAAAAATACGATCACCATCGGAAGAAATACGGCTGACAAAGCCTTGGAAGGATTGGCGCGGGTCAACGACCTCATGGAAGCATACATCTATGAAGGCGTCGTTCCCGCTGCCGGTTACGAGATGCCAGAGTATCTTCCGACATCAAACACCATTCACTAAAACAAATCTCGTATGGCGAATGATAGAACCATCTTTATGTCATTCGCCGTAAACCCAAATTCGATCGCCATAGAATTGTAAAAGTTCTCCACAGACTGGTTAATGTCTGCCTTGTCTCGATCTGGGAATTTGGTTTGAAGCATTTCTGCCATAACCTCGAATTTTTGCTCTTCAAACCTCAGTTCGTCCTTCCAATACTTCAGTTGGGATTCCAATTGTTGCAACTTACGGAGAATTTGATCTTTGGACATCTTTTTACACCTGTAAACCACTATCGACTTCGAATACTGACGTTACATACCACGGCAGATTACAATCTCTGGAAAACAGTGCCACACAATGCACGCCATCCATTACATTGAGATTATTGGACCTCATGAAATCTTTCATAGATTTCCCCGTAGTCCAAACATCATCAACCACTAATATCGTTTCGGCAGTACGAGTGCAGTATGGTCGTAATTTTTCGGCAAATTTCAACCCGCCGCGAGGAACACCATATACCGCTTTGAATGGGTCATCTACCAATTCTGCCACTATTTTTGCGATGCACTCCCAATCTTCATCAGTCAAGGCATCGCAATTGATTTTCCAATTCAAATTCAATCCCGCAGCGGATTTGAACTTTCCATATTCAAACAGTGCCATTTCCGCCTTCCTTCACAGAGAGCACGCGGCGCATTCGTCCGCAACTACATCGCGACTGCTAGATTTCAAGGATTTGGAGAATTCTTGCGCAGCGGACGTACCAAGTTGATAGTAAAGAGTCTTGATTCCCTTTCGCCATGCTGAGATGTAAATGTCCGAAATTTTCTTGGCGGGCGTTCCGGTTGGAAAAATGACATTCAACGACTGAGTCTGATCGATATACTTTTGGCGCAGAGCCGCCTGATCGATGATGATTTCTTGATCCAATTCCCGGAAAGTCAAGAACACCGCTTTCTCTTCATCAGAGAGAAAGTCGAGATGTTGAACAGAGCCAGAGTTCTGCATGATCGATTTCCATACGTCTTCGGAATTCTTTCCTTTATCTTCGAGTAATTTTTCGAGTTGCAAGTTGCGAAGTGTGTACTTGCCCTTAGCCGTGTCTTTGACAAAATAATTGCTATGGATTGGCTCAATTCCTTCCGACACTTGCCCGAGAATAAACGAACTGCTTTTCGTCGGAGCAATAGCCATCAGCGTGGAATGACGACGCCCGTATCCTTTCAGCAATTCAGGCTCGCCGTATTCTTCTGCCATGCGGCAAGATTCTGCTTCGGCTCTCTGTGCAATGATCGAAAAGATTTCCTCGGTTTCTTCGAAAGCCTCTTTACTTTCGAATGGGATCATCTTCGACTGCAAATACGAATGCCAGCCAAGTACGCCAATTCCGAGCGCCCGGTGCCGTTCCGCAAAGTTGGCAGCCCTCTCCATGAACTTGATCTTGCGAGCCTTCTCAACAAACTCAGTCATTGACGCATCGAGCAATTGCACGACCACTTCAACAACGTCGGAGTCTCTCCATTCGTCGTAATGGAGAAGATTGAGCGAAGACAAGTTGCAAACAAACGATTCGTTTGGATTTGTAGGAAGTAGGATTTCCGAACAGAGATTACTATGTGTAATGACTAATTCTTTATCGACATAAACATCTGGCTTCTTATTGTTCACCGTATCATGAAACATGATGTACGGGTAACCCTTGTAAATTCTGGATTCAATGATCTTTGCCCAAACGGAGCGCTTGTCGGCATCTCCCGCAACCATGTCTTCCATCCATTTATCAGGAATAGTCACGGCAAATGAAATGTCTCTCAACGGCGACCCGTCGTCTCGAATCGTCAAGAATTCACCGAGATCAGGATGCTCAACCGGGAGGTATGCTGCGAACGAACCTCTGCGAGTGCTTCCTTGGCTGATGATATTTGTCACATTCTCGAAGAGTTGCATAAAGTGAACGGAACCGGATGACGATCCGTTGTTCGTGATTTTCGCTCCCCTTGGGCGAAGATTACCAAAATATGCTGATGTTCCGCCACCTAATTTGCTCATTTTTCCAACTTCAGATACCGTGTCGAAAATCGAATCGATATCGTCCGTAATGTAAGAACCAAAACAACTGATACTGAGTCCTCGGCTGGTTCCGAAATTGGTCCACATTGGTGTGGACAGAGAAATCCAGCCTTTCTTCATGTATTCTTTGAACTTAGCCGAAAATCCTGGCTTTCCTAAAATGCGCTCAACTGTATCTCCAATTTCAGTGACACGTTGATCTAAGGTTTGTTCCGGCAGCAAATAATCCCGCCGCATAAACTTCATTGTGTCTTCGTTGGCAAACCGATAGCCGTCAATTCCTTCCATTAGAACAAGTCCTCCGCATTTACTGATTGTTGACGTTTCGTGTAAGTCGAAGGTTTCTTGTGAAAGAAATCGACGTTGACGTTCGTGTTAGTTTCTTCTTCGAACCATTGCAATGATTTCAACAAGTCACGATTCACTTCATAGATTGGTTCTTCTCCGATCATTTTGAAACTTTCGTTGAACCTGTCTTTGAGAAATTCAACTAAGGTTTCTTTTGAAAGGAAGTCGAGTTCCCCGCTCTCGAATATCCAATCAAGTACCCCGATCTCAGCTTTCAACGCCTTATGCGCAGCCTTTGTCAATTCATTGGTAAACTCTTCGGTAAACCAGTGTGGGTATTCCTTACGAATCTGGTTGACAAGCCACGCTCCAAATTGGGCATGAATCGTTTCTTCGCTTCGGGTGCTGTCAATGACATTGTCAATGTCTTTGAGAATACCTTTGTGTCGATTGAATGATTTGATAATGGCGAATTGGGAAAACAAACTTACGTTCTCAATGAAGAGAGAAAACAATGCAAGTGTCGTCGAGAACTTCTTACGTTCTTCGACATCTTCTACTGATACGTTCTTGAGATATTTTTGAAGATACTCCACTCGTTTCTGAATGGCGGGCTTCTCGTTCAAGTGAGTAAAATCGTCGTTGAAGCCTAGTATTTCAAGCAGATGTGAATATGCATCACTATGAATGACTTCGTTGGCGGCAAATGTCATACCAACTTGATCGATTTCCGCTTTGGGGAACTTCTCTCCCAATTGTCCCCAGAATTTCTTCACAGCGACTTCGATCTGAGAGATAGCCAAGATGGTATTTCGTATGATGCTTTTTTCTTTACTGTCGAGTTTAGTATGGTAGTCATTGATGTCAGAGAGAAAGTTCCACTCACTGACGAGCCAATATGAATGTTGAATAGCTTCCTTGAATTTGACGACCTCTGGGTATTCGAATGGTTTGAAGGCAACTCGTTTTTGGAAAATGGACAAGCAAAAGGTCTCCCGGAAATAGCAGGATGCAAAGATGATGGAGCGATTGGATTGAACGTGTTGAGTAGTTAGGAACAATCAATCGGAAATAAACGAGCGATGCTCCTAGCTGAAGCTGCTTGTCTTTGTCAATGACATTTCAGCAACAGTCGTCTCTTTTGACGACATCTCACTTCGTTCGATTGTCTTTAGGAGTCTAATCGTCTAGCAAGGGCTTCTGCGCTCACTACGTTCGCTTGAAGCATTCCCTCCGTCCCTTCGGGACTACGGTCATACTGGCTTGTCTTGTTATTTATTTGGCTTCTAGGTATGACTGTAGCTATTGAGTGGCTCACTCTTTCTATGGTTCTTGACTAGCTAAGAAGCTTAATACAGTATCATCTTTTAACCACTTCCCATATAGCAATCTCGCAATTGGGCTTCGACATTCGTCATTTTATCCAAGTTGCCGGATTTGTCAAGCGAAAAATGCAAAAATCTCTACTTTCGACTTGATTGTTGCAATAAAGACACGATATTTCATCTTGCTAAATTCTAATTCATTGAAATGATTGAAGAAGTTATCCACAGGCACGAGCGAAGCGAGAGCCTCCTTCCAAGCGAACAGAGTGAGCGCCGGAAGTCTACGAAACGATTGGGATGGAAAGTTGTAACAATGCCAAGCAAGATCGACATAATCGCCTCTCAGCGCTTTCAGGACGGCGATTTGGAGATTTTAGGTATCCACGTAGCCAAGAACTCGAATCGCCGTGTGTGAGCTTCTGAGAGGCTTATAAGCATACTTGACGAGGATGCCATTATTCGCTAAGAAGTCCTCATAATCAAAACTTTACTTTGGAGTTTACTGTTCGTGTCATTAGAGAAGCCGAAGCGACGCAAGCGCAATTATATCAACAATAAGGAACTATACGAGCATATGGTAGAATGGCGAAAAGCCATGAAGGAAGCTGCTGCGCAAGGGAAGCCGAGACCACAAGTGCCTCGCTACGTGGCGGAAGCTATTATGCTCATTTCCGAAAATCTATCGACGAAATTTTCGTATGTGAAGTACAGCTACCGAGATGAAATGGTCGCAGATGCCATCCTCAATGCGGTTCGCTATGTGCACAACTTCGATCCGGAGAAGTCGAAGTATCCGTTTGCCTACATCAGCCGAATGGTAAACCGAACGTTTTACCAACGCATCGAATTCGAACAGAAGCAGCAATATGCGATGTTGGCTAACAGTCAGCGTTACTTGATCCTCGATCAACTCAATCCAGATCAGATCATGGGCGAAGGCGTCGAGCTTTATGACAATCTGCTAGACTTCATAGAGAACTTCGAGGACAAGCACGAACGCAAGGCGCATAAAAAAAAAGTGAGGCGCAAGCCAAAACCCGAAAAGGTAAGTGACGAATTTTGGGCTTAGAATGAAAGTTGCCATTATGAACGAGAACCAAGTTAGACTTCCTCCTATTATCCGGGATTACATTGACAACATGCATAACCCTCGCAATTCTAAGAACCAGCGAGATATCGCATACTTGATGTTGAAGAATATAATTCTCGAATGTCAACGAGCAATTGATGTTTACAATAAAGCAGACAAACGTAGCAGATGAAAACGTTGACACAAGAAAGACTGTATCAATTATTGCATTATAATCCTGATACCGGCGAATGGTTTTGGAAGGAAAATAGTGGTTTTGGAAGAAAACCAAAAAACCAACCAGCCGGAAGCTTACATCCAGATGGATATCGTTACATAAAGATCGATGGAAAAACTTATAAGAGTTCTCGTTTGGCTTTTTTGTATATGACAGGAAAGTTCCCAACAAATACAGCAGATCATATCGATAAAATTAGAAATAATGACCGATGGGGCAATCTTCGAGATGCCACAAGAACCGAACAGTGTTTGAATAGGACTAAATTTAAACGTCGTAAGTCGGAAGATGATTGTTTACCAAAAGGTGTCTACAGAAGCGGAAAGAAATATCAAGTTTCTTTGAAAATTGATTATAAATTTCATTATTTCGGAACTTACGAGAGCATTTCGGAAGCATCATCTGTTGCAGAAGAAATGGCTTCGAAACATAGAATGGGAATAAACGCTAAATGAAACTTTTTGTAATTTATACACCGTTCGAGAGATCACGATGAAGAGCGTCATTTTACTGGCGCTTGCGTTTCTCGTCGTAGGTTGCAAGGAAGACACGCCGTCGCGTAAAGTTGCAGGAGTCGAGTCGATTGACTTGCCATGTGATCATAAATTTGTCAATGCAGGTTGGTCGGCTCAAACCGGGCTTTGGTATGCATATCGCCCGGCTGAATGGGCAGATCGGTTTGTCACCATTACGTGGCAGCAACAAAGTATTTTCGGCGTTCCTCGCGAACGCTTGAATTTTGTCGAACATAAGTGCAATTGGAAAGATAATGTCTACCAAGACTAAAGCTAAACGAGCCGAGAAGGAAAAGAAGCGGCTTGAATCCATATACGAGTCTCCGGTGAAGTATAAGCCGAGAGAAGCGGCGTGGAAACTCTATAAAACCGAAAACATCCAATACAAATAATCGTCATAGGAATTGAACAATGAAATTCCCAACTCTCTTCAACATTGACGAGAATGGCAATACTCGTATTTGGTATATGGAGGTCGATCGCGACAAGTATCGAACTGTTTCGGGCATTGAAGATGGTCAGTTGGTCGAATCCGGTTGGACGGTCGCCGAACCGAAGAACGTCGGGCGGGCTAATGAGACGACTGGTGAGCAACAAGCCTTTGCCGAAGTCAACTCCAAATATAAAAAGAAGAAAGAGCAGAAGTATTCCGAGATCAAGGAACAAGCCGCACGGTCGAATATTCTGCAACCGATGTTGGCGCATTCTTGGAAAGACATCAAAGACCATGAAGCATTTATCGCAGCGGGAGTTTATTCACAACCAAAGCTAGATGGCATCCGATGCATCGTGTCAAAAGATGGAATGATGTCCAGAACGGGGAAGCTGATTGTATCGTGTCCTCATATCTCAGGAAATCTTGACTGGGTTTTTCGTCAATATCCAAACTTAGTTTTCGACGGAGAGCTTTATCATCACGATCTGAGAGATAACTTCAACGAAATCTCTTCGTTGATCACCAAGAAAAAACCATCTTCGGATCATTTTTCTCTCACCGAGAGACATGTTCAATATCACGTCTATGATATTGTAGATACCGACATGACGTTCGCAGAACGCATCGGGTTTCTTCATTCCTTGGCAATAGAGCTTCCGGTTAAATTTGTTCCGACACTTGAAATTGCAAGTAGAGAACATCTCGACGACATTTACGGCGATTATCTTGCTGACGGTTACGAAGGGCAAATGATCCGAACCGGAAAAAGCCTCTATCAGCACAAGCGAAGCAAAGATTTGATCAAACGTAAAGAGTTCTTCGACGAAGAATTCAAAATTCTGGACATTACGGAAGGCAAGGGTAATTGGGCTGGATATGCCAAGTCGATCACGTGTTACGACCCGAGATTGGACGTTGAATTTTCTGCTGGTGTTCGCGGAACGCAAGAATATACACGAGATATGATCGCATGTTGGAAAGACAAGCCGGGATGTTACAAGACTGTGACGGTAAGGTTTCCGAATAAGACTCCGGACAATATTCCTCGGTTCCCGGTCGCGGTTGCGGTTTATACAGGAGAGAGAGACATTTGAACATGCAATATGTTGGCGGGAAAAGCAGAATTGCAAAACATATAACTCCAATAATAATTAAATCTAATCCAAACTGTGTTATAGAGCCTTTTTGTGGCGCTTTAAATATTTCTTGTGAATTAGTTAAAAATAATCCTAGAATTAAAGTGTATGCTTCAGATATTGATTCTGACTTGATTGAGATGTGGCAAGCTGTTAAAGATGGGTGGTTGCCGCCAGACAATATTTCCGAAGAAGAATATAATTTACTCAAGCATGGCGAGGGTTCGCCATTAAGAACTTTTGTTGGTTATGGTTGTTCTTTTGGTGGAAAATGGTTTGGTGGTTATGCCCGATGTTGGTCGCCGGAAAGAAATTATTGTTTAGAGTCGAAAAATGGGATAATTAAAAAAATTCCGTATTTGAATAGAATTGTTTTATCTTCGGTATCATATGATAAAATAAAAATAACACAAGAAAATGCTGTAATTTATTGCGATCCTCCATATATTAATAAATTAAGACCTGGAAAAAGAAATGTGTTCGATCATGAGAAATTTTGGGAATGGATTAAACAACAAACAGTTCCGGTGTACGTATCAGAATATGTTGCACCAGATTTTATGATAGAAGTGTGGTCTAAAATAGTGAAAACTAACATGAATACTAAAAACGGAAAAGATATAAGAACAGAAAAATTATTTTGGAATGGTCCCCCAAAATGTGATTATTCTCAATATGATGATGGTGATGAAATTGAAATTATGTCGTTAGAAGATGCTTTTTAGGAAAAAACTAATGAAATGAAACTGAAGCCGGGTTGGCTCGCTGAACAGTTGGAACACGAGAAAGGAACCCGCAATCCCAACGGGAAAGTCGGAAGGAAAGGCGCCCTTGGTTGGCGCTTTTGTGTAAAATGCGGTTTAGTGTATTTGAACAATGAAGTAACTCAGAAAGCGATCAAGCAATCTTGTGAAAGTGATATGGAATAATGTCGAAAGCAAGTAAGAATTGTGAACATTGCGGAAAACAATTCTTTAGACATAATAAACACTCTCGGTAATGTAATTACACTTCTTATTTCAATGTTCGGAGGTCCAGTCACTCTCTTTACTCGAGAATATCAAAAAGTTTCTTGGCAAGAAGTTGTGGCGAAACGGCAATAAAAATTCTCTATATCTTCTTCTCAAGGGTGGGAAGAAGCTAGGCTTGCCCAACCAAGCTAGGCATGCTAGAGGCTCCCAAAGCCTTTGAGGACAGCCGATGAAATGCAAACAATGCACGGGAACAGGCAAGATCGTACTCTATCAGATTGAGCGCGATTGTCCGGACTGTAACGGGATTGGACGTTTGACTGAGGAAGCGATGATCGAAGCTATCGCTTCCGTTATCGATGTCAAGACACTCTATCAATCGCGTCCATCCGGCAGCGCAATGCGCAAAGCCAAAGATATCGTTGGGGTGTTGAAGAAGAGGTTCGATTTATCTGAGATTGAGAAAGAAGGCGTTTGATATTTTTATGAACAAGGAAGTAAAAATGTCTGAGACTTTTGACTTCGGAAATGGACCAGTTGCAGCCCACAAACATCCAAACGGAGGTGGTTGGGTAGCCGACACAGCCAAAGTAGACAAGACAGCTTACGTCGAAGCGCGCGCTCGGGTCTATAACAAGGCTCGTGTCTCCGGCGCTGCCGGTGTCTATGACAATGCTTGCGTCTATGGCACTGCTTGGGTATATGGCAATGCTCGTGTCTATGACAATGCTCATGTCTATGACAATGCTCATGTCTATGACAATGCTCGTGTCTATGGCAATGCTCAGGTCTGTGACAATGCTCAGGTCTATGACAAGGCTCAGGTCTATGGCAATGCTCAGGTCTATGGCAATGCTCAGGTCTCTGGCGATGCTCGTGTCTCTGGCTATGCTCGTGTCTCTGGCTATGCTGAGGTTCGTCACCTGGCTTATGTCTATGGTAATGCTCGGGTCTATGAGAATGCTTGTGTCTCTCGCAAGGTTCATCTTTCTGGTGAAGCACGCGTCTTTGGCGATGCCATTCTTGATAAGACTCCATTTCGAGTTTCTAGGACAGATGGCTACGACTTCATTGTTTGCAAAGACAAAGGTGATGTGACTCGTATTATCGCCGGATGCCGATATTTTACAATCGAAGAAGCGTATGAGCATTGGACAACGACAAGAGGCGGAACGCCGCTCGGAGACGAGACTATTATTATTCTTGATGCATTGGTCAAGTATTCCAAATTAGAACTAGGGGTTCCATGACGAAAGTTTGTGTTATCACTGACACGCATGCGGGTTGCAGGTCTGATCAAGTTTCATTCTTTCAACACATGCATTGGTTTTATCAGCATGTGTTTTTTCCGACTTTGGAAGAGCGAAACATCAAAATAGTGTTTCACTTAGGAGATTTACTCGACCGGCGCAAATACATCAATTTCCAAACTCTAAGTCGTCTCAAGTCTGATTTTCTAGATGAAATTAGAGATAGAAAATTAGATTTCCACATCCTCAGCGGGAATCACGACATCTACGGAAAGAATCTTCTGAAGTTCAATGGCTTGGAGCAAGTCTTGGAGCCCTACCCTTTCCATGTCTACACCAAGCCCCAGATTTTGCGCCTGAAGGGCATCTCGCGCCCGATCGCTGTTATCCCTTGGATCATGGACGAAACCCGTCAGCAAGCCTCTGAAACGCTTCTGGATGCGCCTTCTTCGGCGATCGTCTTCGGGCATCTGGAACTGAAAGGGTTCACGATGAATCCAGGCAGTATATCCGAGCACGGCGACGACGTATCGACCTATCGTCGTTTCGCGGGCGTTTATTCCGGGCATTACCATTCTATTTCGCATAATGAGAACATTCACTATCTCGGTGCGCCGTTTCATTTCAATTGGGGTGACTATAATGACCCGAGAGGGTTTCATATTCTCGACACGGAAACTTTGGAGTTAGAGTTCTTCGAGAACCCTTACAGCATGTTCCGACAAGTGGAATACGACGAAGATGACGAAAGCCTCGCTGAGCAGATCGAGCAAGGCTATTTCATGAACTGTTACACGAAAGTCATTGTCAAGAATAAACACTCGCAAGCCAAGTTCGAAGAGTTTCTGTCCAAAATTGATGCAAAATTCCCACTTGACTTGAAAATCGTCGAAACGGCGCGTTTGGCGGTTGACAAGGGGGATTTCACTGGCGCAGAAACGACGCCCGAGATTATCCGTAAATACGTGGGAGCGATGGAAAGCCCCATGAAACTCAACATCGAAAATAAGCTTATCTCATATTATGAGAAAGCTTTGATGAGTGACTGATTTATATGATTCATTTGCAAGTTGTGCGTTTCCAAAACTTCATGTCTTACGGCAATGGATTTACCGAAATTCGCTTGGATGGGTCCAAGACGACCCTTCTTGTGGGGTCCAACGCGGCGGGAAAGTCGTCGGTCTACGAGTCATTGTGCTTCGGGCTCTTTCGGAAACCTTACCGCAACATAAACATTCCGAATCTTGTCAACAATATAAATCAGAAGGACTGTCTGGTCGAAGTTGAGTTCCAATCAGATGGTCGTCAATATCTCGTGCGCCGAGGCATCAAACCTGCGATTTTCGAGATATACGTTGATGGTGAACTGATCCCCCAGCCGGCAAGTGTTTACGACTATCAGGATAACCTCGAAAAGAACATCTTGCGGATGAACTTCAAGACGTTCTGCCAAATTGTCATTCTCGGCACTGCTGGCTTCACGCCATTCATGCTGCTGACTCCAAATGTCCGACGTGAGATTGTGGAAAATCTCTTGGACATTGGAATTTTCTCCAAGATGAATATCATCCTCAAGCAAGATCAAAAGAGAATTGACGAATTCCTTGTGAAGATTGAACAATCCGAACGCTTGATCCAATCCAAGATTTCCTTGATGGAAAAACACATCAAAGAGCGCGAAACGGATAACGAAAGCCGTATTAGCGACCTTCGAGACAGCATTGCGAAGCTTCAGGCGACCATTGGACAATCGAAGCTTGACGAAGCCGCCATCGAAGACGAAATTGCCGCGATCGAGCGAGACAACAAATTTGACCGAGCAAAAATCCAAGATGCGCTATCCCGGCTCAAGCAAGCCCAACGCCAATGCGAAACCCGTCAAGCGAAACTATTGGAGGCTCAAAAGAAGATCAGTTTACTCGATGTTTGCCCAACATGTGAACAACAAATTACGGATGTTACGCGACATACGATACTTGCTCAGAAGCATGAGCTTGCGAAGAAGCTCGAAGATACGGCAGAAACGATTGCCGGGAAACTACAAACCACGACAGTAGAATTAGAAGCGGCGCTTGAGATTTCCGGAAAATTGGCTGATAAACACCGAGACTTGGTTTCTCTCTGTAACGATCAACGGCAATCCGAACGTTCCATCCGATCGCTAGAGATGCAAATTGAGTCATTACAAAAAGCTAAGGAAGAAATCGACACGTCGGATTTGGAAAAGCATCGCGTTGCCATGGGGAAACTGGAGTCCAAGAAAGAAGAAACTCTGGAAGAACGCGAATTGTTGTCAAACGTCGCGCTGATCTTGAAGGATGATGGGATCAAATCGGCTATCATCAAACAATATGTTCCAGTTATCAACGAACTGATCAACACATACCTTGAGAAAATGGGTTCTCCGATGGTTTTCGTCATCGACGAAACTTTCAAAGAAACCATCAAATCTGCTTACAAGGATGACCGGTCATACGAATCCTTGAGCCAAGGCGAGCGCATGCGCGTTGACTTAGCCATTCTGTTTACGTGGCGAGAAATTTCCAAGATGCGCAATGCGGCGCACACGAATTTGCTCATTCTCGACGAAGTGATGGATTCTTCGTTGGATTCGGACGGAACTGAAGATTTCCTCAAGATCATCCAAGACGTCTCGAAGGAAACCAACATCTTCGTCATCTCTCACAAGGCGGAACAGATCATCGAGAAATTCGACCGCGTGATGACCTTCAGGAAAACCAACAACTTCAGTGAAATAGCGAGCATAGAATGAAAATATACTACACTCGACTGTCGAGGCAAGAAACCACAATCTATGGATGTTCCGACATTACCCCGTTGCAAGTCAACTATTACGACAGTGGCATCATGGCACTTTATTATCTCAATGATACCAGTCGAGATCAAGAATTCCGTATGCGCGTTCTCAGGTATCACGGGCTTGACGACGTTGAAATACATCCAAGCGCCAAACATATTCCTGTTGTCTCCGGGCTGAACGTCAGCCCGTATCTCTTTTTTTGGTACTGAGCATGAGCGAAAGCAAGAAAGCCAAGTTTCAACTCGTCCCCGATCTTTTGCACACGCCGCTTGAGCGGTTTGATTTCAACAATCCTCCTGTCGATCCCATTCAATTGGCGATTGATTTGACGGAGACGATGCTTTTCCACAATGGTCTTGGATTGGCAGCCAACCAATGTGGGCTTCCCTATCGTGTATGTGCCATTCGCTCTGATCCAGTCATCGTCATGTTCAATCCGAAGATCGTCGATTGGTCGGAGGAACATGACGTATTGGACGAAGGTTGCTTGAGCTTTCCCAATATGCTTGTGAAGGTGAAGCGACCGAAGTACATTCGCATCCGCTACACTCGACCGAACGGCGAAACTGTCACCGAGCGCTATGCGGGAATGACGGCACGGATCATGTGTCATGAAATACAACACTTAGATGGGATGTTATTCACACATCAAATGACAAAATTCGAATTGAGACTAATGATTGAACGATTTAACAAGAAACATAGAACACGTTATCAAATATCAGATTTTCGAAGTAAATCCGAAACCTAATTCTTTAGGACTCTTTCCTCGAATGAAACTCTTTCCTCGTTTGATCACATGAGAATTTATACACCAATCTCGGAGAGTTCCTTTGTCCTTTAAGAAACTATTAGGATGTCGAACGGCGTCTTCAATTCGAGCGAAATCTCCCCATGGCGTGTGGAATATTCCTTGTCGCAAAGTTTCTTGGATTTTTTCTCGCGACCCAAGGTCCCATTTGATTTTTCCGTGTTCACTCAACAGTTTTTTAACTGACGAAGAATGTGTTCTTCCAAAGAAATAGTTATTCGCACCATTATATCGACCAGATTGCTTATGAATTTCGCTTATTTTCAATTTTGTAGCCGCAGAATGATGTTTGCCCCACATTGGGTTATCTTTCCCTCTATAACGAATGCAGAAGTGTTTCCCGTTTATGGAGAGATTTGTGTAAAGAGGATTTTTGTGCACTTTCAATTTTTTCTGGAGTTCATATTCTCTTTTTGCGGCATCTTCTCTGGTCAGAAACGTTTGGAGTATTTTTGTTTTGAAAAGATGTGGTTGCTCTCTTTTTTCTTTTCTCCATATCTTGCCATATTGCTTCGAACAAACGCTTCCAGAATAACCATTTTTAATTTTTTGAACAGTGGAATGACCGATGTAAAATGGAGGTAGTTTATTGCCGTAATAAACAGTTAAGTAAACGCAAAACATAAAAATTCCTTTTTGTAACTTTACTGTATTTAGGTACGTTGAGATTAGTCATCTGAATGGTAAACTATTCACTGACGATCTTAGCCCGTTCATGCTGCGGCGATTGATCGAGAAGCATAACAAGAAATTCAAGACAAATTATCAATATTCTGATTTCAGGAGACTTGTAAACAATGACTGATAAAGAAACGGATTATCGTTATAACGAGAAGTGGCACATGGACGCCGCAATGCGCCATATTAACTCGACGTATTTTGGTCATTATTCCAACGAAATCCAAACCGCTGAATACATTATGTCGAGGGCGACGACTTTAGACTATCTGCACGGAAATGTCTTCAAATACGTTGATCGCTTCGGAAAGAAACATGGCTATAATCCGGAAGATATTTACAAAGCAATTCATTATTTGTGCATGATGCTGTATTTCGCAGAGAAGAAGTTTTCTCCCCCGAAGGATAACGTCAAGGTTGTCGATGAAAACGGCGTGATAACATCTGTGACTGCTACAGCGGCAGTTGGTGTTCCTTTGGTTCAAATCGATCCCAATATTGGTCGGTTCAGTTCGTAAAGAAAGTATCCCCAATGTTCAAAGATGAAATCGGTGCTCGTATGAAGCAATACGAGCACCAAGTGACTGGATGGAAGATCGATCGGATGCTGCCGGTCTATGCCCGCATCGACGGGCGCGCTTTTTCTTCTTTGACCAAACGAATGAACTCGCCGTTCGATTACGACATGATTTGGCTCATGCAACAAGTCACGTTCGGACTTGTTAACGAAACGAGAGCGAAGATAGGATATACACAGTCAGACGAAATTAATCTGTTGTGGCATTGGAATGGAGAGGACGAGGAAGCATGGTTTGGTGGTAAAATATACAAACTGACGAGCATCCTCGCTTCTCTTACTACATCGCTTTTCCACAAGAATTTGATGGCTGCTCCGGACCCTCTAAGTTACCAGATAGAGGACATTCAGGATATGTTGCCTCAATTTGATTGTAGAGTGATGAACCTTCCTTCTGAAATCGAAGCAGCAAATATGTTCGTTTGGCGAAATTTGGACGCCCAACGGAATGCGGTTCAGAAGTACGCCCAATCTATTTTTTCCCATCGGGAATTACAAGGAAAGAATGTGCGGGATATTCTCAATATGATCGAGGCTCGTAATCTAAATTACAACGAAGTGGCGGTGTCTGCCAGACACGGATCGTGGGCACGCCATGATGGAGTTTATATTTGCCCAGTTGATTTTCGAAAAATGAAGAATCGAACTGATTTCTTGTTCAGAGGTCATGTTCCTATTTACAGAGATGATAATGACGCTTAGAGACTGGTGTCTGGCGCATTGTTTCACGATAAAGGGAAAGCTGAACAATCGCGTGTCCCTTCTGAGTTGGTGGAAGAACAAAGGGTTTCTCGACCGGCTTCGGGAACTAGAAGAAGCGACTAGGTTCATCGAGACTGACAATATTACGCAACGCCTTTATCACCTTGTCACTGGTAATCCGGTTCGCCTTTGCGGTCACTGCGGAAATCCATCCACCTTTATCCAATACAATAATGGTTATCGTCGTTATTGTTCTCGACGATGCGCATGGGATTCGGAAGATCGGAAAGGCAAAATAACGGCGAAGAATGATTATGTGGAGATTCGAAGAAAACAAAAGACACAGTTGATTGAGAAATACGGCGTAACGTCAACATTTGAACTCGATTACGTCAAAGAGAAAATCAGACAAACTAAGCGAGACAGATACGGCGATCCTTGCTGGAATAACGAAGAACAGAATAATCAGACTTGTATGGATCGTTATGGTGTCAAGACTTTGCTATTTGATCCTGAATTTCAGGAGAGAATGAGGAAATCCAAATTCGAGAAACACGGTTCTATCGTTCCTCCAAAGGCAAATTCTTCTTTGGCGGAGAGAGAGTTTCTTGAGTGGATAAATTCTGTCTCTCTCCACCCTTTCAAGAAAAACAGGAAATTATTAGGCAATCTAGAAATAGATGCTTATTGTTCAGAACTGAAACTAGGAATAGAAATTTGCGGATTGTATTGGCATTCCGAACTTTTCAAAGCGAATGATTACCACTATGCGAAATGGAAACGATGTCGAGATTTAGATGTCGATCTGATGACTATATTCTTAGACGAATGGGAGTCTCGGCAACAGCAGGTAAAGAATTTCATTTTGGCTAGAATTGGGGTTTTCCATACTAGATTGTTCGCCAGAAAATGCGAAGTGAGGGAAATTGCACATCCTAAAGAATTTTTTTCTCGGAACCATATTCAAGGTGCACCAGCCACATGTCTCCGAGCGTTCGGGCTGTTTCACGCGAATATTCTCGTTGGCGCGGTATCTTACTCAAAGCATCATCGCAACAGTCGAGATTTGGTTCTGTCCCGGCTCGCATTCAAACCAGGAGTCCAGATCGTCGGCGGCGCGTCGAAGCTCATACGAAATTCGACCAAAATCCTGGACGATAAAGTATTCACATGGTCGGACAATCGGTTTTCTTCCGGAGAACTATACCGACTGTCCGGATTTCAATTGGTGTCCGAACTGAAACCAGATTATTCTTATTATAAGAACGGAATTGCGAATCGCATCCCGAAACAACAGATGCAGAAGAAACGAATCGGTTGCCCAAAAAATATGACCGAACATGAGTTTTGTAATTCCATGAAATACTATCGAATTTATGATTGTGGAAAAAGGAAATGGCAATATCATGAATGAACCATTCAAGCTTGAAATTTCACTAGAAGACCTTCGTAAGAAGAAACTGTTCGTCGGGCTGCCTCAGTACGGGGGGCAATGTTTTTCTTCGTTCGCGAGAGGATTGAGCGACCTGACTTCGCTGTGTCGTCATTATGGCATCGAAGTCATGGTGCATTTTTTGTCGAATGAAAGTCTTATCCCTCGTGCGCGCAACTACATAATGGACGAGTTTGATCGTTCTCCATGTACGCATATGATCTTCGTAGATTCGGATATCGGCTTCAATGCTAATGACATCATCGGAATGCTCGCCATGATGTCAGACGATTCTCCCTATGATGTCCTCGGCGCTGGATATCCAAAAAAGTCATACCATGCCAAGACCCAAATCTACACTGAAGACGGATGGAAATCCATCCATGATCTTGTTACATCCAAATATAATGGCAAGGTCGCATCTCTAGGAAAGAACGGCAATTTCGAATATAAGCAAGTTATCTCACATTCGCGCAGCCCGGCGAACGGAAAACAATGGGTTTCATTGCGGGCGGCGAATCAAAAAGCGGTGACGGTGACCCACGATCACGAGATTGCGGTCATCGATGATCTGTTCAATCCAACAGAAATCACATGGATGGAAGCTGATAAATGTGATGGAAAATACGTCGCACGGTTGCCTCGCGTGGGAGAAGGAACGAGCAACGAAAATTCTCTTTATAACGAAGAGCAATTGAAGTTTCTTGTCGGGACTTTGCTTGGGGATGGTTCTATTGACGATAAGGGATATTTGAAGTTTGGACATTCTCTCGCACAGGAAGACTACCTTTCGTTGAAAGCCGAACTTTTCGGAGGAAAAATATCCAAAACTAGGAAAACCGGAGAATACAAGGGAAAGGAATATTTCGGGAAGTTCCTGCATTGCCCTCGCAACGCCCAAATTGATGAACTTCGCAGTCTCTTCTATGTCAACGACAAACGCTCTGTGAAGAATATGTTGGCTATGGCTGACGCACGTTCTTTGGCATTTTGGTATATGGATGACGGTTGTTTGAGATACAACGGAATGAATCCTTCTATTGAGATGTGCACCGAGGGATTTTCTGTCGAAGATAATGAAGCCATTGTCGAATGGATGCGAGAAAAATTTGATATCGAAACTCATGTAAAAATGCAGTCTCGTGGTAAAGATAAAGTCTCCGTTCCTCGCATCATGATACCTGTTGCTTCTCACGAAAAATTCTTTACTTTGATCGAACAATACGTCATTCCGAGCATGAAGCACAAGGTTCCGGAAAAATACCATACTAAATTCGATTATGAGTTCAATTTTAGGCGGCTTGATGTCGGAGCAAAGAAAGTCACAGTTGAACATCTAGGACGCCTTGATAGTGATCAGTATGATATCGGAGTTGCCGATAATTTCAACATGATTGCCGAACACTATGTTTGTCACAATTGCATCTCGTTCGAAAAAATCAAGATGGCGGTTGACAAGGGATTTGCCGACGAAGACCCGAATGAACTTCGTAAATTCGTCGGAGATTATGTCTTCAATCCGCTTCCGACGACAAAGGAATTCCCGATCAATTCTCCGGTTGAAATGTTGGAGATCGGCACCGGGTTCATGATGCTGCGGCGGCAGACCATTGATCGCTTCAAGGAAGCCTATCCGCATTTCTGGTATCGACCGGATCACGTTCGCACTGAGCATTTCGACGGCTCGCGTATGGTCATGGCGTATTTCGATTGCATTATCGACCGGGGCTTCGGTTGGGAAGATGTGATGCCTTTGCTACAAGACCTAGCCAATAAGAGCGAAGACCTCGATTCGTTGGCGACACGGGCGCAAGCCTTGGCTAAGGTCAAAGAAACCGCCAGCCATCGGTATTTGTCGGAGGATTACACATTTTGCCAATGGGTCCGCAAAGCAGGCATGCGGGTGTGGCTGGCGCCATGGATTCAACTAGACCATACTGGAACGTATGTGTTCGGCGGCTCTCTGAGCGATCTGGCTCGATTGGGAGCATCCCCAACGGCTGATCCGAGTCAACTCGGGAAGAAGAAATGAAGTGCAAATACTGCAAATCTGAAATGGATTTCATTGATCGTAATGACAGCCCAAATGACGGTTATGCATATAATGTCTTCCATTGCTTGTCCTGTATGGTTTTGTTGAAAGAAGACGTGTAGGATAATCCAGGTAAACTCTGGATTTCGATGAAAAGTGATGTTGAAATAGAGACAAAACATGAAGCTAGATGAGACCACGACTGAAATCCTCAAGAACTTCCAACTGATCAACAATTCTATCCAAATCTCAGAAGGTGATACGACAATCACCATGGCAAAGTCGGAAACGGTCTTGGCTCGGGCTAAATTCCCAAGCCAATTCCCCAAGACGTTTTGCATTCATGACATGGCAAGGTTCTTGTCCGTCGCGAAGATGTTCAAGGAAGGAGAAATCGATTTTTCGGATACATTCCTGACCTTTCGGGATGGGCAGAAGAAAATTCGATATTCGTATTGCGATCCGGAAGCAATCACCTTGCCGAAGAAACAACCGTCCATGTTTCCGAAGCAAGATCAGTTCTTCCAGTTCACCTTGACGGCAAGCATGATCGAAGAAGCTCTATCTGGAATGAATGTGCTCAAGCATTCCGGGATTGCCATTATCGGCGACGGAGAACGGCTTTTCATTGATACCGTGACCAATGTCAACTCAGACAAGTTCTCCATGGATATTGGGGAGACAAACCACACCTTCAAGTTCATCTTTGAAGCATCGAAGCTGAACTTCCTTTCCAGAGATTACACAGTCACGTTGTCTCGAAAACGTCACATGCATTTGCAATCTGACGGATTGGAGTATTGGGTGTCGGGGTCGAAGGACAGCACCATTTCGGAGTAAAGTGCTTTGGACGTCCCTAGACAATCGTTAGCACGTTTCATCAAACGAGAATGCATCTATTATCCCGAGAAGGATTATTTTCTCGGGAAACTCCCCGGAGCCCGTTACAAACAACAATACTATCTGGCTAACCTTCTGTATAATCACGATTGGCTACAATCGATCGTGGGAGAATTCGCGAATATTGTAGAGACAGAAATTGGCTCCTGGGAATTTCAACTCGCCGGACGGGAATGGTCCGCCATTCCCCTTCTAACCGCCATTCCTCTAGTTCTCCGGAACCGAGGCATTTATCTCAATTCGTTCATGATCAAGCGCAAGCGCAAGACCTATGGACGCCACAATATCATTGAAGGCATTCCGAATAAACTGCCAGTGCTTATTGTGGATGATTTATGTAACTCAACAGATTCGTTTCGGCACTGTCGAGACGTGTGCGTATCCGAGGAACACAAGCTCCAGGTTTTGCCGTATATCTTCGCGGTGGTGAATAAATACTTTCAAGAGAGAGATGGTGAAGCGATTGGATTTGATCGATATTTGGGCGAAGATTACAAAGCCCTTTCGATTCTAACCGGAGATGATATTGCAAGATGTTGACGAAATTCGACGAGCAAGAATTGCGGGCAATTCTACACTCCTACATCGACAAACATTGCATCTTTCGTTGCGATCCTGACGTTCAATATGCTCCCGGAATTCCCAAAGGAACTTTACCAAGTTCGGCTCCCGGAAAGTATTCAACATGGCAATTTTATCTGCGCCGATTGACTCAAAATGGCGACTTTATGTCTGCCGTGTCTATGTTGCTTTATATGGAGTTCCAGCGTCGTAATGAGCCCAAAGAGGGATTTCAAGTTGCTGGATTGGAAACATCAAGCATTCCGATGGTGTCCTTTGTCCAAGGACATCTCAGACAACATGGATATTACTTCGATTCGTTCACCGTGCGCAAGGATCGCAAAGGGTATGGGCTCTTCAACTTCGTTGACGGCAGACCAAACCAATTACCGGTCATGGTGTTCGACGATCTCGTGCATTCGGGCGGAAGTATCATCAGAGTGCTTGATACTGCATTATACGAATACAACTTAGACCCGCATCCGAGAGCCTATTGCATCATCAATATCCATGAACAAATGAGACACACTTTGTTCAATGGATTTCCTATTGAAATTGTTTCTCTCTTTGATCGCAGTCACTTTGATTTTCGGTACGATCCAAAGAAGTATTGGGTTCCGGATGACTGCCAGAAACTTGTAAACTACAGACCAAATTATAGGTGACTTATGGAGTTGTGGATACTTTTCGTATTGGTTTACTTTTCCATCGGTTTCATTGGTGCGTCACTCGTTTCGGCATGGATGATGTCCACGTTTGAAATGAGCGAAGATATCGCGATCGGTCGGTGGGCTATTACGGTCACAGTCACCTTTTTTCTTTGGTGGTTGGTTCTCTTCTACGTCCTGGTGTACTATTTTCCTAGCCTCTTCATCAAAAAAAGGAAACTAAGAAGTGAAGCGAATTGACGAGTATTTGTGGGTCGAAGCCTATCGTCCTCAGAAGGTAGCGGATTGCATCCTTCCGACAAAGATCAAACAACAGTTCCAGTCATTTGTGGACAAAGGAAATATTCCCAACATCATTTTGGCTGGTTCCCCAGGAACCGGAAAAACAACCAGTGCCTTGGCGATGATCAACGAGCTTGATTCCCACGCCTATAAGATCAACGCGTCACTGCACGGCATCGACTCGCTGCGCAATGAAATCATGCAATTCGCGTCGTCTGTTTCGATGAACGGAGACCGCAAATATGTCATTCTCGACGAAGCCGACAAAACATCGGCTGCCTTTCAAGAAGGATTGCGGGCTTTCATCGAATCGTATTCTTCGGTGACGGGGTTTATTCTGACGTGCAATTTCAAATCTCGGTTGATTGAGCCGATTCATTCTCGCTGCCCCGTTATTGATTTCAAGTTCCCGAAGGAAGAAACCAAAGACCTGCTTACCCAAATGGCGAAGCGCGTCATTGCCATTTGCGCCGAGAGGAACATCAAGGTCGAAAAGGATGCCTTGGTCGCGGTGCTCAAGAAATGGTATCCTGACTTCAGGCGTGTGCTTGGCGAGCTTCAGAAGTATGCCCAAGGCACGGGAACGATCGACGCGGGTATCCTGGCTAATTTTACCGAAGCCCGGCTAGAAGCGTTGCTGGCGGCGATGAAGGACAAGGATTTCACGACTGTTCGTAAATGGGTCACTGACAACTCCGACATCGAGCCGTCTGAATTGTTCTCGAAGTTTTACGAACAAGCTTCGGCTATCATGACTTCGGAATCTGTTCCCTTGTTGGTGGTTATTCTCGCAAAGGCGCAGTATCAAGCCGCATTTGTCGCGGATCAAGATATCAATACTGCTGCTGCAATGGCTGAAATTATGGTTGAGTGTCAAATGAAAGGCGCGTGATGTTTGGATGGCTCAAATCCTTGATAGGAAAGTCCAAACATCGATGCATCTTATGCGAGAAGAACTTCAAATCGGAGGAACCCGATGAGCTTGTTTTTCAAGGCACTGATGGTGTTATTGGGAAGTTTGTTGTCTGCCCGATTTGCGCAGCGCAATTGGAAATTGATCACGATCGTGGTAATAGTAATAACATTTCTATTACTCGCAACTAAACATCTCGATTATCAATCGAATGCTTCTCTGCGGTATTGGCAGTTTGATGGCAAGTGCTTCGCGAGATACGGCGTCGTTCGAATGTCCAAAGATAAACTGAGCTGTGTGTCGTTCGACAAAGTGATTATGGAGGAAACATTTTGAGTAGTGTCTTCGAAAGCATTCGATACGCCAACCATATTTTCATCTTCTACAAAGGCGACCTCATAATGAAGAGATGGGTCCGTGCAGATGGTTCCAAAACAGAATCCGCTATGATTTTCAACGAACACTTCCCCAATGAGAAAACCGTCCTGAGAGCGCCGCCAATTCTTGATGCGGAGATGAAATAATGGCGTCCCCATTTGATTATACGAAGTCAATCCTGGCGAACAAAGAATATCTCATGAAGGACAACAACGAAGGTGAATACGTGCCTTTCGTTGTTAATAGGGTTCTCTCCAATTATCCTGATTGTATCTTCTATGTCCAAGACATGAACCTCAACTCACATCTGTCTCCCCGGATGCAATACGACTACTATTATCATTCCATCCGCAAGTCTCGTCGCCCATTCGTACCATATCCCAAGCAAGCAAAGGACGGCTACATATCTTTGCTGATGGAAGCCTATGGATACTCTGCGAAGAAGGCGAGAGAGGCGTCGGGGATTCTCACGGAAGAACAACTAGAAGAGATCAAGAAAATCTACAAAACGGGAGACGGATGAATCACTTTAGAGATTATGGGGTTCCAGTTACTTTACCCCAACCGGATGACTTTCTCAAGATTCGAGAAACATTGACGAGAATTGGTATCGAAACTTCCAATCCTGACAAATGTGAGGATAAAGGGAAATCTCTGATACAAAGTTGTCATATCCTTCACATCAAGGGGAAATATGCCATTGTGCATTTCAAAGAACTCTTCAAGATGGAAGGTAAAGACCAATTCATCCGGAACGGAGAAGTCAAGGAAACCTATGTCTCTGAAGATGATTTGGCGAGACGAAACTATATTGCATTTCTCCTAGAAGCTTGGGGACTGTTGAATATCATCCATCCCGAACAAATCGACGACAATAGAGTACCCATAACCAAGGTGAAAATTATTCCATTCCGAGACAAGCACTCTTGGCATCTGATATCGAAATACTCATTAGATAAACCAAGGAAAATGACGTGAAGACATATATTCTCTTAGATCGTTCTGGTTCCATGGAACCACAATGGGAAGATACCCTCGGGGGCATCAACTCCTATGTCAAGAAACTAAAGGGCAAACAGGATGTTTTCCTGGCGGTTTTTGATCAGCACGGCAGCAAAATGGAGTATGAGGTCGTCCGCGATTGTGCCCGCTCGGCTTGGAAGCCGGTGACAAGCGAGGAAATCTATCCGCGCGGCGGCACGCCATTGAATGATGCGTTGGCAGAGACGATCTTGCGCATGCTA